CGTAATTTGTGTACGGATGAATTACTGTCATCCGACGAAATAAAAAAACACAAAGAAAACTTTTGTAGTTTAAAACCGGGGCATCCAGTGTGTCCGACCACACCCACACCCACACCCTCACCCACACCCTCACCCAGATCGACATCTACATCCACCAAACCCTCAAGTCCGACACCAAGTTCATCTCAAAATGGTTTTGTAATGTTATTATGTTCAGGAATTACATGTCTTTCATGTATCATGATTGTAGTCATAATGGTTATGATGAACAAACGATCAAATTAAATGGATGACAGCACACTTCGGATTTTGAAAGTATGTGTATAAAAATTTGTAACGTAACACTAGGAATGAGTGGTGGCGAAGCTGCGAAAATAGCACTCAAAGCCATCGGGGCACAGGACGCGTCCCTGTTGAGCGATGAACCCACAGACTCGCTTTTCCATTACGCGGGTAAACAGCACTCCCAATTTCTAAAGTACCATCGGTCGAAGAATATCAAGAAACCCGGGACCGCACAACCCAATTGGCCGTTCGGGGATAAGACGATCGTGACGTTCGAGCCTCAGAGCATGGGTGATCTTTTATCAAACATGTGGGTGAGCTTCAAGCTACCCGCGTTACCGAACGGCAAATACTGTGATCAAATCGGACGACACATGTTTCGCAAAGTCACGATGCGCGTGGACGAACAGATTGTTGAGATTTTTCACAGCGATTGGGCCATCATCTACGACGAACTGTATCAAGAGATTTCCGAGAAAGTCGCGGCGCGATTCCTCACCAACCGATCCCTGGCGTACGACAGTTCGGAGTTGAACACGGAGATAAACTCCTACGCGACGCAGGTGATCGTGCCCTTGAATTTCTTTTTCAGTCGGCGGTACGCGAGCGACGAGCACTCGATCATCGAACCGAACCGCCCGTTCTTCCCCACGTGTGCCATACACAAACAAAAGATTGAATTCGAGTTCGAATGGTACCCACAAACCTTTTTCACGGACACCACGGGCACGGTGACCCTGTCGGAATTCGACATCATCACGGAAGAAATCACGCTCACGTCCGAGGAGCGTATGTATTTCATGCGCGAGCGCCAAACGATCGTCACGTCAGTGGCGAAGAAACATCCAGTGGTGCAGAGCGAAGTCGGAAAACCATTCGTAAAGAACGAACTCGTCCCGAACGGTCCCGTGAAAGCCATGCACTGGTTTTTTCGAAACAGTGCGTTCGAAAAAGAAAACCTCGTCAAGGAGGCGGGCGAGACCGAGGAAGGAAAGTATTACATTCACAACCGGTTCAACTTTTCGTCAAACCTCAACTACGACGAGATCTACTCGTTCTTCGCACCGATCATGGACACCGCTAAATTCTACATTCAAGGCAACGCCTTACCGAACTCGACGAGCACGAATCACCTGTTCTACAAGTGGCTCATGCCGAAGCACAAGTATCTGTCGCGTCCAATCAGGAATCTGTACACGTACGCGTTCGCGACGTACCCGAGTAATTCGCAACCGAGCGGCTATCTGGATTTTGAAAAATTGCAGGGGAGCAAAACAAAGATTGAGTGTACGTTGGAAAATTCTGCTTACATATACAGTCTACACCTGTACTACACGTCGATCGAGGTGTTTCTGTTCGAGGGTGGGAAGATGGAAATCGTCGGCGCCCGTGGCACGCGCGAGTCCCTCACAAACAAGAACATCATTCAGAAATCTATCGAGGAGATTCCGAACAACCTCGGACCCCTCAAACCTAGAAAACTAAACAAGGTTGATCATTTCTTGAACAACGTTAAGCGATTCGTCTCCATGTAATCCAAAAGTTTCGTTCGAATCACCCATCTCAAAAAGTTGAGTTGTGCCACGGTCGTGCTAATTTCCTCCCCAGTCCCAGGTACTTTATACGCAATCTTGCTACTTCTCGCGAACGGGTCGAAGAACGCCTTACTGAAACCGTCCAGACTCGACTTGTACGCCGAGTGCACGACGAATGGCTTGCCATCGATGTCGTAGTGTGTGTGATTTTTGCGCGAGTAATTCGTGATGAACCATTCGATGTTCCGAAGGCTGATGTGACTCTTCTTTTGGAGGATCGAAAGCAGCTTTTCGCGATGTATCGGGTTCGAATAGAACTGGTCGATGCTGGTCAACAAAATGTCAGATTTACTCATGTTACTTACAAATCTAACGTCTTAAAACTTTAATAGGGGGATCGGTGATATCTTTCACCGCGCGTCGCTCCTCTTTCTCAACCTGTTCGATGAGATCCTTGATGGAGGTGGCGTCGTACGACTTTCGGAGAGCGTTCATTGGTGTGGTTCGGTGCGTCGTAGTGTGACGCCATCGACGATTCGGGCGCGTTCGTGTATCGTCACGTGAAAATGAAATTTCAGTTTTTTTCAGGCGGTAGTATTATATACATACATGTCCGCTCTCGCGACAGAAGAAAAACGTTTCAAGGAGTTCATGAACAAGAACCCGACCAAGGCACAGATCATCGCGCGCATCAAGAAGATTGCGGCGGGTAAGAGTGCGAAATCCGCGATGAAATTACAAATCATGAAATCGGGTCTTCGAAACTACCCAAATGGTAACGGTAACATAAGAAAGACGCTGTCGAACAACATGATGACACAGTCCGCGTCGAAGAACGTCGCGAAGACGGCGAACGCACCGACTGACGCGAACAAGAACGCGGCGAAGCGCGCTAAAGTGCTTCTCACCAAGATGGTCAATGGCAAGCGCGTCAAGAAAACGCGCGAGGAACTGCTCAAGAACATCCAGAATGCGAAGAGCGCCCCCACGCCCAAGCCCAAGCCCAAGCCCAAGCCCGCGGCGAACACGCCGGTCACCAGAAACAATCGAGCGGCGATGTGGGCGAAATCGATCAATCGCGCGAATTACCCGTTCATCAACATGAACACATTCAACAATGTTCGAAAAGATTACGTGAACCAGCTCAATAGATACACGAACACGATTGCGCGCGCGAAGAGTCGCTTGAATAACCTGGAAAACAATCAGCGCGCACAAGAGGGTGTCATCAACGCATTGAAGGTCAACAACGCGATCGTGAAAAAGAGCCGTAACGAAATCGTGAACGAGTTGAACAGACTCGAGAAGAAACGGCTGGCTTCGATGAAACCAAACGGATCCTCCAACCTCATCAGTGCGTACAAGAACGCGAAGAAGCAATACGACAACGTGAAGGACAAGGACGCCCTTCTCGTGAGAACGATCAACGCCCCGTACACGTCCAAGACCCTCACGAACGCCGAACTCAAGTATTACATCAAGGAGTACAAGACCGCCGTGGCGAACTACACGACGAAACTGACGCGCGCCGAAAAGAAATATTTTTCGGGTGTTGACCTCAGTGGTAAAAATGATTCGGACTACGAATTGCCGAGCAATTACGACAGCGACGACGACGACGCGTACGTGGATGAACCCGATGATGACACCAACAGCAACGTGAACGGGGTCGAGTACAAGGAACGGGAACGACGCTTCATGGAAAACCGAATCAGGCAGCGATTCGGGGTCAACCCGACAACGGATCGGCGGTTCAAGATGGGTGTCAATACCAAGAACGATTACGACGGCGTCCTTCTCGTCGTGTCGAGATACCAAGGGAAGACCCTTCCTTCCCTCAAGGCGACGATGCTGTTTAAAAACACTCAATCGCGCGGCGACACTCCGCTCACCATGGCGATAAGAAAGCGCGACTTCCCCGTGAACCAGAAAGAAGTCGCGAGACGTCGCGCCGAAGTCATCATGAACAACATTCTCAACGGGTATTCTGGGTACGAGCCCAAAAACATCACACAACGGGAACGCAATCTCTTTTTCAACATTCGAAATCGCAGCAACAACAACTCGAAGAAGCGCGTGCTCACCGACGCACAAGTCTCAAAGGTTCTTCAAAAGTATAGTAAAAATTACAAGCAATTCTTGCGTCAACAAAAAACGAATTAGACTAGACTTTAATCACATTCACTGGACGTTCCGTCCGTATGATCGCTAATCCCATGCGAAGGATGTTCCTCGTCGTGTTACTCGCGACCACGACAGTGCTGTGATCGATGTGTGCGCGAGAGTTCGCCCTGTGCTTATTCAACACCGATCGCATACCCAACAGCCTTCGCAATGAGACATTTCGACACTGACGAATGTCGAACACGAAATTGATTTTATTAGAACCACACCGTTTCCACGAATCTGAGAAATACCTGTCGAGGTCGTCCGGTGTCGTGTAATCGGTGACACTGATTCGGACAGGGATGACGTGCATTATTATTAAAACGGGAATTGAAATTCGGCAAATCTCATCTGCCTCTGCTGATCCGCCACGCACGCCGCACACGTCGGTGAGAACGGGATGTCTGGACTATGCGTATGTGCGCTCTGAAGGATCACGGGCGTCGTGCACCTCCTCTGCTGGCAGTGCTTCGCACAATACCCCTCTATCGTCGCCTTGTTCTTACACCGCACCCCATCCCTCTTCAACCCCTGACACAACGGCTCCTTTTCAAGGATCGCGTTCAAATCCTTGTACAACTCCGACCTCGATATTCCATGTTTTCGAGAGATGATGTCTATGTAGACCGACAGTTTCTTCTCAACCTTTATGTCCACCTGATCCGTGATCAACTGTGCGACTTGATTAAGGACGCCATCCATGTGTTCTACTTATTCATGTTGGTGGCATAATTTTTAAATAGCGTGGAGATTGCATTTTTTTCCACGTCCGTGGGTTCGGTGCCTTGCTTCTTTTTTTCGCGCGCGGTTTTTGGTCTGTGTTGACCTCGGATTTCCCCGAAGATTTCACGCTTCGCGTCGCCCTCGACGAGCGGTTCGAGCAAATCCGACACCGGCGTCGAAAACTTGTTCTCAAAGTAGTGAAAGTAATCGATGGGTAGCTCGTGTTGCTCCACGTACGCGGGATCTTCACTCTTTTCGAACGCCTTCGCCCTCGGATTTTCCGAGCGCACGATGAGGTATTGCACTCGATCACCCGTCTGTGGTTCCGACCCGGGTCGTCGCTCCCGCATCTTTCGCATGACGGCGACGTGTGCCTGGTTGATGTGCAAACTTTTCAACTCATCCGTCACCGACACGGGCTCACCCTTGACCTTGTAACTTTCACTGAGCGTCTGACTCAGCATGAGTTCGGGGGTCGGCACCTCGCCCGTGAGCAGGCTGATCGCGCGCTCGCGCGCCAAATCGATCGCGGGTTGGGGGTCGGACGAGTTCAGGATCACGTCCAGGAGTTCTCGACACACGCCCCGACAGTGCTTGGTGGTGTCTCGACGAACCAACGACAGACCTTTGATGTCGATCTTTTTGAATTCAACCTTCCCGGATTTGCCCATCTCGTACATTTTCGCCGCGTACCGCTTCTTCGAGTAGAGTAAGAATGGGTGATAAATCTTCTCCAACTCCAGATCGTTCGGCGCTCGAAACAGTTTAGTCGCCCCCGCGGATGCCTGTTCACCCAAAGTCCACGAGTACTCGATGGCGTCCATGCCCGTTCGACCTTGACAGTCAAATTCCACCATGACAGAGTCCGTATCTCCGTACCTCACGACGGCCCCTGGAAAATGTGCCTCGACGTAATTCTTCGTGTCCTCGATCATGGACCGACCCTTGGTCGTGACGGTCGCCGCGAGCGCCATGCAACCCTTGAACACGCACGGAAGAATGCCAACACTCGTTCCGGTCGCGCCGTACACGGAGTTCATGCTAATTTTCATCGCCAACTGTTTACCATCGAACACCTGCTTCATGAACCCTTCGGCGCACGCCATTTGTTTCTTTGCAGACTTGCGAAATTCTTTGAGTTCCAAGAGAATGCTCGGAAGGATGGAGGGCACGTTTTGTGCGTATCGCAGCGTGACACCGGCGACGTTGAATTCGTCGTACTCCACGCCCGGAAGGTTGTCGTACGTGTCATCCATGACGAGCGTGCTGTAACATATGTTGTGTGCCATCATGATGCTCGGGTACAGTGACGCAAAGTCCAGGGCGGTGATTGGGTTCTTGTAATACGCCCCTTTCTGTGCATCGAGCACCGTGGCACCGACGTACGATCCCGGATCGTCCTTGGTTCGAATGGTCTTCACGAGGAATCCGAGTTCTTTCGCCTTCTTGCACACCTGACTGAACACCTTGATTTGCTGTCCACGTTCGCACAGGTACGACAGTGGCACCCAGCACGCTTTCGCCATCTCCAGAAGGTTGACGTCGAGACACAGTCGCTTGCATATGCGATGTGGGAGCACGGTGTCCTTGACGCAGTACTCGGCGACTTCGGACATTTCACCGGGATTTTGGCGTTCGAACCTGGCGAACATTTCTCTCGCCGGCATGTCGATCTTGGAATCATTCAGGTACACGAGAGACACGTTGTTCAGCGAATACGAATCGAGTTTGTAGTTCTTCTTGACTTCTTGGAACATGTCGTACACGAACCGCCCTGGCATCGGGAACAATTTTAACACGTTATCACCCAGGGCCGAACTGCTCAGTTTTTTCTCCACGATTTTGCTCGAGAACCCTCGACGTCGACCGAGATTGAAAAATTTTGAACAGTTGGTCATGAGAGCTCGGGTGTAGAGATAGTCCAAATCGAACCCGAAAATGTTCCATCCCGTGACGACGTCGACGTTCTTCTCGTGTATGTAATCCCTGAACGCCGCCAACATCCCAGCTTCGGTGGTGAAGCTCTCCGTGTGCACGCCCGCCACCGCATCGGTTTGTCCATAGCAGAAGATCGCCTCGTCGTATGGCGTGTCCGTGCCGATGTGACACAGTGTGACCCCGATTTGAAAGCACGCGTCTTCGCGAATCTGTGGGTTTGGAAATTTATGTGACTGACTGTACGCCTCGATGTCCACGCTCGCGATGACGAACGGCGCGACGTCGTCGCGTTGCACCGACTCGAGGTGTCGCCAATCATCCATCCACAGATCTATGTCCACGTGTGCGACGAAGGATGGATTTGTTCCTGTCTCAGCACGCGCCCATCCAGTGGCTTGAATATTTGTCTCGTGCATGAAACGTAAGACCGGGTCGAGGTTGGCTTCGAACGCCTCGACCTTCGGGAACTGGTCACGGATCTTCCAGTCCACCAGCCGACGAGCTCGGAGCGTCTGACAGTCCAGGCGCACGAATTTGGAAACCGCACCGTTCTGGAAGCCCCACATGTCTTTGCGATCGACGAATGCGTGTCCCACGAGGGCACCTTTACACTTCGACTCCAAGTTTCGAATGAACACGTGTGCGTCAGACGTCGACCAGTCGTTCGGGAACTTGATGAAGAAGTACGGTGTGTACGCCGTCGTGACACAGACGGATTTGCCATCGTCCGTCTTTCCATAGATCGATATCAGGTGCTTGTCGTCCTCGTCGCGATCGTCCCAGGCGATCACCTGGAAGGTCACCATGTGTGTGAAAGAATGACGCCTCTTTTTTTTATCTTATTAATAGTAATCAACATGAGTGCTTCGTTGGTCGACGTTATTTCTACGGGGGTACAGGATATACACTTGACCTCCAAACCTGAAATAAGTTACTGGCGCCAAGTGTACCGTAAATATACGAACTTTGCCGTGAACACCCAGAGAGTGGACTACATCGGCACCTTCGCGTCCTCGGCTGACATCGAGTGCGAGATCCCAGTGAAGGGTGACCTCTTGACGCACATTCACATCGAAGCCCCGCGCATCGGAACCGCAGGACAAAACTCGACGGGTCTGTTCTCGTCCAACGCCGCTCAGCGCCCGACGACGTTCGAGCTTTGGGTCGGTGGACAGATGATCTGCAGCCTCGATTCCCTCTACATCAACGGCGTGCACAACCTTCTCTACAACTCCACGGAAGCGAAGGCGTCCGGGGCGCAACTCACGGGCGAGACGCTCGAGAACGCGTACGGCGCGGAGTCTGGGTACGCCGATTGCTACACCATTCCGTTCTGGTTCAGTGACGACTGGACGAAAAGCCTTCCCCTGGTCTGCATGCAGTACACCTCGTTGAAACTTAAGATCAAGTGTCGCGATGGATTCACCCCGCGGGCGACGCCGAAGATTTATTGCACGTACGCGACGTTGGACACCGACGAACGCGCGTGGTTCACGAATAACGTGCATGAACTCTTGATCCGACAGGTGCAGTCGCAACTCTCGAGCCAAACGGAAACCGAGATCGATTTGTCCACTTTCAACCACCCAGTCATGGCGCTTCACGTCGCCAGCGGCGCGGGCACGGGTGGTCACTGGTCCGGGCAATACTCGTTCGACAAGTCCACGCTCTACATCAACGGTACGCCACTCTTCGAAGAGACGTCGAACGTGTTCCATCACACGACGGTGCCGCTCACGCATTGCACGGTGCTCCCGATGCAGGCGCTCGACAACAGCCCGACGTTCACGTGGCCGTTCGCACTTTACTTGAACAAGTCCAGTCCGTCGGGGAGTTTGAACTACTCTCGACTCGACAACTCCAAGCTCCAAATTTACAATCCACACGGGAACGGAAACACCCAACATCGCATCTACGCGGTGAACTGGAACATCCTCAAAATCAAGGACGGTCTCGCCGGTGTTTTGTACGGATCGTAAATCCACCTCGCGCGTGCACTCACTTTTCTCATATTTTTACAAATGCGTGTTTGTAAAAATGTGATGACGACGAATCGTATGTGATTTGATTTTGTTTTAGTTCAAGTTGTTCACCGTGGATCGTCGGGTTCGGCGACCGATGACATTTTGCGCCGCGATGTTGGCGTTCGCGGAGCGTCGCTTCTTCGTCGGCTTGTTCGCCGCCGGCGCGACGTTCTTGACGGCGTTCTTGACGGCGTTCTTGACGGCGTCCATCGCCTTCTTTTCGCGCTTTTGCACGACGATGTACTTGGCGCGGAGGTTCTTCGCGCTCATTTTCGCAGCGTTGATGAGTGCGCGGTCCTTTTGGTTGCGCGTGAGGCTGCGTCGCTTCTTGATCAAGCTGAGAACAGCGTTGAGTCTGTTGGCTTCCTTTTGAAGAGACTTGTTCGCCTTTTCGAGGAGCTTTTCGGCGGTCGCCGGTCGCATGACGCCCTTGTTGGCGCGGACCTTGCGCGGCACACCCTTCGCCTTCGGGATGGCACCCTTAATGGCGATGGTATTGCGTCCTCGCTTGTTGAGGGCGCGTCCGATGCGCTTCGCCTCGGCGTTGAGCTTCTTCGCAGCCTTCGCCTCGACCGCCTTGGCGATCTTCATCGCCTTCATGGCATTCTTGTTAGCCTTGGCGGCGTTTTTCGCCGCCTGAGCGAGCTTTCGCTTTTCGATCGTCGCCGGTCGGATCACGCCCTTGTTGGCACGGACCTTGCGCGGTCCACCCTTCGCCTTCGGGACGGCGCGCTTGAGCGCGCTGAAGCGTCCTCGCTTGTTGAGGACTTGTCCGATGCGCTTCGCCTCGGCGTTGAGCTTCTTCGTAGCCTTCGCCTCGACCGCCTTGGCGATCTTCATCGCCTTCATGGCATTCTTGTTAGCCTTGGCGGCGTTTTTCGCCGCCTGGGCGAGCTTGCGCTTTTCGATCGTCGCCGGTCGCGGACCACGCGTGACGCCCTTGTTGGATCGGACCTTGCGAGGTCCGCCCGTCGCCTTCGGGACGGCACCCTTAACGGCGATGGTACCACGTCCTCGCTTATTGAGGACTTGTCCGATGCGCCTCGCCTTCATGTTGGCGATGCGCTCGCGGTTTTGAATCCCGCGGACGAGCGCTTGGATCTTGGTCGCCGCAATGCTCGGCGCCATGTTGGACGCGTTGATTCGCTTGGATCGTCTGGTTTGAACGGCCATGGTGGTTTTGTGTTATGAACTATAGAGAGATTTTTTTTTACGACTCGACGTCTTCCTGTGATTAAAATCTCAGTACGTAGTACCACATGATCGTGATGATGGGTCCATCCCCCACCCCTGAACAAATGCCCATCGCTCAGGCGCAGGGTTTCCCGCTCTCACAGACGCAGATGATCGCGATCGCAATCATCGCCGTTGCATACTTCCAACGCGCCAATCTTGGACGCAACGGTCTCATGGCTGCCGCGGTGATCGCCGCCGGTCTCCTCTTGAATGAACGACGTCAAAAATCGTCGGGCTACTGCCCGGGTTGCCGCAAGTAAAAAACATCTTATTCAATATCATGATGCGCGCGGTTCGCTTGAACCCGAGTCCAATATCTACAAAGAAATGGCGCGTCACGCTCCACGACGGCACCACGGTCGACTTCGGTGCTCGTGGATACGATGACTACACCACACACAAAAACAGTCGACGCATGCGCAATTACGTCCGTCGTCACGGGGGTGTGATTTCCCGTGCACTCGAGCAGGAGACCGACGCGTCCAAGGTGCACTTTGGTATGCTGCGTGTCGACAGGAGCACGAGCGAGTCCTGGGGCACACGAGGCATCAAGACGCCAGGGTTCTGGTCTCGATGGCTCCTGTGGAGTCAGCCTAGCCTGAGCAAAGCGATCACGTTCGTGGAGAAGAAATTCAATCTACGCATCACTTGACCGAGTAGTGTCTGATGATCAAATCTCGATCGTCTCGCACGCGCTCGGTGTAATCGAACAACACCTTGGCGACGGTCACTTTGCGTCCCAAGTCGGTGACTTTACGCGCGACGGTCTCCGTGTCCGTGTCGATCACCTTTTCAATGTTTTGGAACAACTCCCTGAAATTTTCAAACCCGACGTCGGTCACGATTCGACCTTTGTTAATTTCATTGGCGAGATATCTCACCTTCTTGACGTACTCATCCGCCTTGTACGCTCGAATGTAATAGAGGTCCGTGCCGGGTAAGTACCCCAACGGCGCGGAAACGCTCACGACGAAACTCGCGAGGCACAGAAGGGTGATGACGACACCCGACATTCTTACCTATACTTCATAAATTTTAATCACCTCCTGAACACTCGGGTGACGCAAGATGTCACCGCTGTCCATGCGCACGACGTCAATGTGCGTCAGATCGAACCCCTCGACGCGGTAGAGGAGGTCGCTCAAGCCGTTGTCCGGACCGAGGTCGCTCTGGTCCGGGTCGCCCGTGATGATGAGTTTCGTGCCGTGTCCGACGCGTGTCAGTAACATCTTCATCTGCTCCTTCGTCGCGTTTTGCATCTCGTCCGCGATGAGCCACGTGTTCGTGAAGGTGCGTCCGCGCATGAATCCGAGTGGTTCAACCGCGAGGAAGCGCTCGATCGCCGTTCGCGAGTACGTGCTCTCGAAGACGTCGTACATGGGCATGGTGAACGGAAGCATCTTCTGTTCTAGGTCCCCTGGTAAATATCCCAAATCGCGATCGTCCGCTGGAACGATCGGGCGCGTGACGACGATGCGTCCTCGATTTGCACCGCCGACGAATGACAGCGCCTCGCGACACGCGAGCATGGTCTTACCACACCCGGCTGGACCGACGCCGATGACGATGGGTTTCGAAGATTGAAGGGCTAGGAGATATTTACACTGACCGGACGTTTGAGGGAAATGTGACATTAAAAGAAAATCACATATTAAAACTATAGAAAGGTATGCACACCTTCCATGCGATACAATTCAAGGTCACGAAGGGTTTCGTCACGATGACCGATCCTGAT